GCTCAGCATCCTCCACCACTTCCCCAGGTTTAATCAACAATTTACAATAAATGGGAGTACAATTTATAAAAATTTTCTTACATGCACATAAATAAGTATAATCTAACATACGCTGTTCCATTAATTTCTGTTGCATTTGCAAGAGCTCATAAATTTGATGATAAATATAGGACCCATCCTTAGTTTGCATCATTAAAGCCAATGCAAATTTAATATGTTCTATGGGTTTTTTATAAGAAGGCTGAAGTGCAGAGCTTGTGTCCAAACCAGCAGAACTATCGACTGTTCTTCTCAAATACTTTATTAATAATTTTTGTGGAGTTGTAAAAAGTAGTTCTTTACATATTTCCATATGAACCATCTTCCATGCATCAAGGAGACCACGATATGTTTTTCCAGTCGCCTGCATAGTTCGCGCAAGTGCTTTACCAGACGAAGAAGTCGCCTGGTCAACATCGCCATCGCCCATGCCGTCTATTTTCCATAAAATACGTTGTTTAACCAAAAAAGCGGTAGATTTATATAACCCAGTTCTATTTCCCAAATCATAACATATTACATCGGTACTCTTGTCATCAGAGCCACCTCGCTGTTTAACATGTTTTAGGCTTTTAATTCGTAAATTATAAGGTCTTTTCCTAAAGGATTGTCCATGTCTTTTATAATATTTACGCTTATGGCGGCGTTTTTGGCTTTGTTTTTTTGATCTTAATAACTTTTTAATTCTACCTTTAGAAATTCTCATATATATATATATTTTTAATTATTATATTTAAAATTTAATTTATTGTATTAATATAATAATGAGTGATATATGCACAAGTGCTAGTGCTCCAATTAATATACCGACAACGACGGCTGCTGAAACGCATAAAATATGTGATTTAAAATGTCAATATGTCTGTAATTATAAGATAACCAGTTCTATAATAACAAACAAAGGGACCTCCATCAAATTAACATATGATAATTTGAATTCGCCGCCGGTTACATATAATGGTGTGAAGTTTAATGTTGATGAAATACGTATATACAGTCCATCAATACACACATGGAATAAAGAGACTACTGATGCGGAAATGATTATAGTACATAAACCAACAGATGGAACTTCCACGGACGACCTTTCTGTTTCCATTCCAATCAAGGCTTCCTCGTCCACAACACCTTCATCATTAAGTGCAATTATAAGTCAAATAAACAGCACAAGTCAGCAAGCGGGTTCTACAACCCAGTTATCTTCCTTAAATTTAAATGATTTTGTGCCGATTGGGGTTCCGTTTTATTCATATAATGGAAGTTTAATTTTTGATAGTTGTAATGGTGATGATAACAGTTATGTTATATTTGACCCAAACATAACATCGGGTTATAAAACAATCAGTTCTGGCGACTTAACAACGCTGCAGGGCATAATTAGTGATAGCAATATTCAGGTCAAGGCAAATAATTCTAGTATAAATAGTAAGACTACCGATATATATTATAATAAAAAGGGGGCTCAGCAAGGAACCACGGATTCCGAGATTTGGATAGATTGTAAACCGACAGGTGAATTAGGTGAAACTCTGGTGAAAGTGGAGGGTTCCACATTATTAACCGATTTTAATGATTATGTTGGTAAATATTTGGGTGATGGAAGTTTAGAAGGTATATTAGATAGTTCCGCAGTACAAACCTTTTTAGCAGCAATAGTATTTTATATAATATGGAAAATAGGAACCTTTTTAATGAATTTATTAGGAAGTGCTGCTTCAGCAATTCCTGAAAGGTCAGGACCAAAAGCAGGTCAGCAGGTAGAAGGTACTGCCGCGGATCAAATAGATGATAATGATTTAATCTGAGGGGAACCAAGGTTCCTCTCTAACCCCTCCTTCATACATTTTTTAAAAAGTTTTATTTTTCTAAAATCTAAAAGGGGGAAATTCCCCCTAATTTATACCTTGATAGTCGGGTGCGGCCGCGTCATGTATGGGGTCGGCAACAGGTCTGTATTTCGCAGTATCAGACGATTCTGAATGTACAAGTGGTGCCATTCGTGCAACAACTTCTTCTTCCAGAGTCATAGGAAATTGGTTAAATTCAGTAAAATCACTTGCTTTGGTTGTTTCCGATGGAACAAATTTTACAGAGTTAATCGGGCTTTCTTGACCTTCCGCACGTTTAATAAGCGTATAAGCAGCGATAATACCTAATATTCCGACAATTGCATTGGATTGAGTAAAAATAGAAAGGGCTAAAAGAATAACTATAACCCGTCCAAAAATTCCATTTGCAAAGTTAGATATATCCTTGGGCAGTTCAATTGGCGCAAGAATATATAAAATGAGTAAAGCACCTAAAACAGGATGCGACCCTTTTTCTAATCCTAAAACATTAGTTAATTTTACCATATATATCATATTCATATATTTTATTTATTGATTAAATTGAAGAAACCAATCTAAATATATATAAGGTATTATAATATGAGTGATGATTGTGGTTCCTATTTGGGTCAAAAAGGATATACCATTTATAAGGAATCTTTAAGTATTCAAGAACAAAATTTTATTCGTGAAAGTCTAACGGTTCGCCCATATGTGCCTAAATCCTTAGGGACCACTACGCCTTTTCCAATTTACCAAGAATCCAAATCAAAATTATATGTGCCGCGCTATTTTGGACTAGAACATTATGGAATACCTGATGATACCCGTATTAGTGAAGGAAACGATATAGATGTTCAATTTAAGGGTAGTTTGAGGGAGTATCAGTTAAAAGCAGTAGATGCTTATATTAAAGCTGTAAATAAACCTAATCTGGTTGGTGGAGGTGGTCTCTTGGAATTAGGGTGTGGTCAAGGTAAAACAGTAATTGCATTGTATTTACTTAGTTTATTGAAAAAGAAAACCTTGATTATTGTTCATAAGGGATTTCTGTTAGATCAGTGGATAGAGCGCATAAATGAATTTTTGCCAACTGCTAAAATAGGGAAAATTCAAGGTCAAATTATAGATATTGAAGGTAAGGATATTGTAATTGGCATGTTGCAGTCGCTATCCATGAAAAAATATCCGCGGAATTTATTTGACGATTTTGGTCTCACCATTACAGATGAGGTCCATCATATTTCCTCCGAGGTTTTCAGTCGTTCTTTACAAACAATTGTCACAAAGTATTCACTGGGATTAAGCGCAACCATGCAACGAAAGGATGGACTTACAAAGGTATTTAAAATGTATATAGGAGAGATTGTTTATAAGGCAAAACGAGATACGACCACTGAAGTTTTGGTTAAAGCTATTAATTATAATGTAGATGATGAGGAGTTTAACAGAACGGAAACAGATTATCGTGGAAATATAAAATATTCAACGATGATTGTTAAGTTATGTAAGTTCAATCGACGGAGCGAATTTATTATAAACGTAATAAAAACCGAATTAGAAAAAAATCAAAATCAACAAATGATTGTTTTAGGTCACAACAAGAATCTATTAATATATATATATCAGGCACTTGAGCATCGTAAAATAGCAACGGTTGGTTACTATTTGGGTGGTATGAAAGATGCTGCATTAAAACAAAGCGAAACCAAAAAGGTCATTATTGCGACTTATGCAATGGCAGCGGAGGGATTGGACATTAAATCCTTAACCACTGCTGTTTTTGTAACTCCTAAAACCGATATTACACAGGCATCTGGGAGAATATTAAGAGTTAAACATGCACAACCTATGATTATAGATATTATAGATGGACATACTGTTTTTGCGAAGCAGTGGGAAAAAAGGAAGAAATTTTATTTTAAAAATAATTATAAAATAATGCATACAAATAATGATTTGTATGCATCGGATAAGTGGGAACAAATTGAAAAGAAACAAAAGGTAAAAACGAAACCAAAATGCTTGCTTACGATGAGCAACCTTACTTAAATATTGTCTGGACACAAATTATATCTTGTGAAGGGTGGTGGATTTGCTAACATACTTTGTGCAGAGTCTAAAGTAGGTGGGGCACCTTGAGAGTATCCATAGGATAATGGCACATTATTTTGATACTGGTCCCAACCACCGCTTTGATTTAAGTATTTAACTTTTGGGGAACGAAATAATTTTTTACTAGATGAACGTCTTGTTGAACGTCTTGTTGAACGCTTACTTTTTTTGGTGTGTCTGCACTTACATATTACATGCTTACATTTTGAACATGCCTTCTTTTTGCGTCCGCGTCCGCGTCTACGGCTACGGCTACGGTTACGTCTACGGCTACGGCTACGGTTACGTCTACGGCTGCGGCTGCGGCTGCGACCCTTCCGTGCACGTGTGTGCCGTTTCCCACCCGATTGACCTTGTGGTGGAACAGTAGGGTACGCTTCTGCTTGACTTGCGTTTAAATTTAATGGGTTATTAACTGCGTTATTTTGATAGGCGGTAACAGGAGCATATATTCCACCCGGTCCTCCTTGTCCTATAGGGGCAGCATCTGCAGCAAACCCATAACCATTTCCTCCGCGTTGCTTTTTACCACCACTTATCTCTGTTGTTCCTTGACAACCGCATACTGCTCCTTGTGTATCCGTTAGAAATGGTGTATGTGAGCCAGCTTTATTTACCTTTGCATATTCATTATTTTCATTTGTATATGCCATATATATATTATAATTATTATAATATTAGGAAATGGATTCCTTATTAGAGACAATTTCTATTGGTTTCCATTTTTGAAATCGTTGCATATAAACGCATTTAATCCTCGCTTGTTTTTCTAAATGCACGAATTTATCCAATAATATATTTTCAAACTCTTCTTCGCCATCACTTTCTTCTAATAAATCAAGATTGTTATTTTCTTTAATGTTTCTAAATATCTGATTCATAAAAACACTTGTACTAAAGTCGGGTATCGCGGCTAACCCAATTAAACCTTTCTGGCTGTATAACTCGTATGTATCGGCGGTAATTAGAGCTTTAACATCAAAAATTGCCTCCTGTTGTATTTCATCTGGTTTAATAAAATATTTACCAAGTATTGTACTTTTATTTTTTCGTATAAATTCTATACAATAAATAGGATAGGGTATGTTATTCCATTGTTTGGTGATTAGTTCAAAGGAATCGTAAATTATTGGGCACCCGAAATAGATAAAGTCGGTGGTATAGGCTGTTTGATTCAAATGTTTACTAAATATTTTGTTTATAATTGTTAATTTATTATTGTATGTATAATAATCAACGCGACGTCCTTTATAATAAAAAATATTTTCACATGTAAAGTAGGGTTGTTCATTTACCTCAAAAAAGGTGCCATAAAATACAGTTCCATACGCTAAATCATTTGAAAAACAGGCACAATATTTCTGGGCTTTACAAATTTTATGTCGTTTATTAAGATGCAAAATATAACAGACATTCTTATCATTCTCATAGGTTAACCATGCGAAGGATTTAACGCCTTTGGGGATAATCATATATAAATCGGCAGAAACCTTCTTATGTAATATATTTTCATAAGAAAGTTCGGATGAAGGGAATCGGCTTAATATGGATGGCAAGGATTCCATGGTGGGATTAATAATATAAATAAATAATAATTCTTTAACTACGTTTGGTAAGATGAATATTGTTCAGACGATTGATTGGCTGATATATCCTCTTTTTTTTTACTTAATTCGCTTAAAAAATCACTGAGTTCATTTTTCATCTGTTTATCTTCACTGGATGACTTATTGATTGTTTCTTGTATTTCTAAATATGTGTTATGGGGTTCGTCAATTAAATCCCTGATTTTTGGAGTTGTAAGGGTATTTTTAAGATAATAAAAAATATGATGTATTAGCATTATTAAAATTAAAGAGATAAGTCCCCACATAATGGTTGAACTAATTCCAGACATTATATATATTAAATATTAGTTTAGCATAGATAAAAACGTATCTATATCCTCCTTAACACTATGAAATTCTTCTTTGGTTGAAAAATAAACATCTATAAACTCATTGTTGTCCTGTGATTTAATTAAAATCAAGTCAACAAAAGCATTTTTTCGCAGTCTATAAATATAGACATTGGTGCGCTCAATAAAATGATTAGGTGGAATTTGAAATTGTTGTGGTCCTAGTTTATAAAAACTATAATCAAGCACAAATTTTGTGTCATCTGCAATAACTGTTTCAACCTCCTTATCTATTGGATATAATTTCACAAAATTATTTTTGTGAAATTTAAATATTCCATTGCAAGAATAAATTTTTATGGCGGTGTCTTTTTTAATTAAAAATCTGTCTAGAATGCTGTAGCTTTTTGATTCGTTTAAATTTGCGTTGTAAATTTTCATAGATATTAAACATATCTAGCAAACTATTTAAACCTATTATCAGCAAATTATTTAGATGCCAGGAACCCAATTAGTAATTGTTGAAAAAACAGGGGAGTTGAGTGAAATTGTTGTTAATAAATTTAAGAATGCCGATTTATATAAAAAATGTAATTTTCGCAAGCCAGACAGCTTTAAAAAGAGAACTACATGGGAACGAACGGTCGGTGGTGTAAAATTTGTGGTTGATTTGTATTCTAGAGATTTTGGAAAGGCGAATCAGGAAAATAAATATGATTTTCCGCCACCGATTGACGCAGAATTATATTTTGGTAGTTGTGTTTTAGTTCGGAGAGCGTGCAAGGGTGACGATGACGCAGTGTCCATGACCATTTCAGAATGGACTGTATTATATGAGGCATTGTTTGGAGGTTTTGAGGATTTGTCCGCAACGGCTGTTGAAGATGCTAATGAAGTTGATGAATTAGATGGGATACCAGAGGAAGCTAAAACGGATAATGGATATTTAAAAGACGGATTTGTTGTTGAGGACGACGAAGAAATTGAATACGACACTGGATCCTCTAATAATGATGAAGAGTTGAGTGATTCCGAATTATCTGAGGAAGATTATATATATTCAGATGAAGTCTAAGTAAAACTTTTTAATCAAGGGGGAATTTCCCCCTAAAATTGAAATCAATCTAAACATATTAATTATATTTAAATATGCATATAATTAATGAACCTGCTAATTTTCGCGCTGAAATAGTAAAAAAAATAGAACTCTTGGTTAATGATACGCACGTTAGTGCAAACCTAGAAATAAGCATTTATAATTATACTATTCAAAAGGCTGCCGAGTTAGATTTGGTCAAAAAATGGTCTAACAAGTTTTTCGTGCAGTTATATTTGGACCGGTTATTTAGTGTTCAATCTAATTTAAAAAATCCATTATTTAAAGACCGATTAATATCACGGGAAATAAAATTATCGGAGTATATTCTTTTAACACATCAGACCATGCTTCCCGAAAAATGGTCTGACGCAATTAAAAAGAAAAAGGAACGAGATGAAAATAAATATAATCCAGTTTTGACAGCTTCAACAGAAGATTTTACGTGTTATAAATGTGGCTCTAACAAATGCATACATTTTCAGGCACAAACACGCAGTGCAGATGAAGCAATGACCACCTATGTCACCTGTATTAGTTGTGGTGAAAATTGGAAATGTTAATTATATTTGTCATGAATAATTTTGGGAATAAGTTGAGATTTTATTAAATCCAGCTTTTTATAACATTTATTAATGGTTACTTCGCTAATTTCACTAATTATATTTACATTTTTTTTGCTAATATTTAAATTACAAGTCTGTGCTACAAAATAAATTATGCCTGCAGCAATAGAGGGTGGAGTATTTTCGGGTATTAAATTATTTCTTTCTATTTGATGGGCAATAAAGCAACATAATTTTGTCAATTCTGAATTTATATTTAGCTTACTACAATACCTTCCAATAAAGGAGATTGGTGTTGTTTTACAAAGCTCTGTTTTTTCGTTATTTAAACATTCTGATTCCAAGCTGTTTATAATAGACATCGCATTTTTGCATCCCTTAGTGGCACTTGTATTATCTAAATGGAAAATAGTTGCGATTTCCTTGGCAGTTCTTGGGTATTTATTTATACGACACGAGATATAAATAGATGCCGAAATAATACCATCACGATTAAGTCCTCTAAACGTCTTTGCTTCCGATATTTTTTTATGATAGCGAACAGCATCATCAATTATCATTTTAGGAATACCTCCTTGTCTTGCTAAAATAGTGATTCTTTGAAATTCGTCATATTGTGACTTTTCTTTATAAGGCATCGATTGCCACTCAGTGTAACGGCGAAGTTTTCGCATTTCATAGGTCGAACGTGTAGAACAGATAATTTTACATCCATAGGATGATTCTTTTAATAATGGATTAATAGGCATTCCACATCGTGTTGGGTCCGAACTTTGTGAATCAGACGAACCATACCATCTCCATTCTGGACCTCTTTCTAAAATATCTTTATTGATAATTCCACATGAAGGGTTTGTGCAGGTTAAATATTGATCTTCTGATATGGCAAGGGAGGAGGAACAGGTTTGACAAAAATGTATAGATTCGGTGCCATTAGATTTCTCATAAATACATTTCAGTGGCACATTTTCTGTATTACGAATTTCGCTATTAAATAAATCCCACAATTTTTTCTTATTTGTATTATTTAATTTTTTCTTTTGTGTTTTTTTACTATTCATTATTTGTGAATAATAAAATTATATTTAATTCAATTTTATATTTAATTCAATTTTATTATATATATATATTAATTAAATGGGTCAAAATAAATCAAAACCGGAAGAAAATTCCAAAGAGGAACCGTTATTAAATAATGATACCGATTCTAAGTTTATCGATAAGATTGAGGACGTTGCGAAAAATTTAATATTGAGATCCAGTTTTAGAGATTTAACAAAAACCGCCGATTTAGAATATTGTGATAAATTAATTATTTTAACAACAAAGGCATTAAAACACAATTTGAATGAACGCGAAATAACATATTTAAAGGAGCGAACCGAGGATGGTAAAACTAAAATGGAGGAGGTAGATTTAGTGTTTGCTGATAATAAACGAATTGACAGATCGAATGTTGAAAACAAACATGAACGCCACGAAATGTGTATAGGTATCGCCAAATTTTATATTAAAATTTATCACTTATTTGGTGCAATAGTGACAACATTAAATCCAATCTATGATAAAGACCAGCGCATTCCATTAATGAAATATAACGATCTGTACCAAAGAGAGGAGAGCAACCTAATTCCTATCTTTGCTGGGGTTTGTCAAAAAAAAATACGGGCTTTAGTAAATAACCATGATTATAATACTAAAGGGAAACCTATTAATATTAAACCAAATATTTGCAACGTAAATTTAAAAAACGGTAAACTAAAAAATTTGTATGAAGAACCTGGTTTTCCCGAATTAGAGAAATTATACATGGATGAATACGACGACAAAACTCATACATTTACAAAAATGAGTGACGGAATGCGCAAGGAATATGAAAAGGATGTTGCTGAACTCTATATTAAATTTAGTGGTAATTTAAAAGTTCCAGAAGATGCTTCCGGAAATAAAAAGATTAAAAGATTCTCCGATATTAAATTAAAAGATTTTCATCATAGTTTAGGTTGTAATAATCAACAAGAAAATAACACAATAAATTTTAATAAAACTTATGTTGGCAATCTAAAACAAAAATTATTTTCTGACTACATCAATCTAATTGAATCTTTAGAAAAGGTAACTGAAGATAACCAAAATCAATTGTTAAAAATTTTGAATGAAGTATTTGTGCCTGCATTAAAGGAAAATGATATTACAAAAAGCATAATAATCAGTCCTGCATTAACAAATAAAACATTAGATGAATTAATTGAAAAAGCTAGAAAACTAATTATTAAATTATACATCACCTGTGAGGAAAAATTCATGGACGGGATTAATATATTTAAAAGTATAATAGAAAAAACCTTACGAGATAAAAATGCTAGTGCAATAAAGGTATTAGAAGAAAAATTATATACATCAATGTCGTTACCTCAAGTCGACACGCCTCATGAATCGTTGTTTAATAGAAATCCTAATACATCCGGGAGTAATAATCCTGTGATACAACCGCAACTGCAACAACAACAACCGCAACTGCAACAACCGCAACTGCAACAACAACAACCGCAACTGCAACAAC